AGGTTTATGCACGACCTCGCTGACGACAGCGCACTCGGCTTGGAGACATTTATGGATGATGGCTGCCTCCTTGCACGGGCGCCCTGACCGGCGAACAGTATCTGACAAGTTGTTAGTTTTGGACAGTTCGTATGCAGTGCGGATGTTCTCAAAATCCTGCAGGGGAAGCTGGACGCTTGCAAAATTGCCTTCCAAACCCAGACTGATGAGTGGCCCACTCTCAGAGATGTAGGTGACTGCGTTGAAGTTGGCAATGTTGTTGCGCTGTTGGTAGCGCATATACTCCAACTCAGCACCGTACTGGCTGATCTTGAGCAGGTTTGAACGGCAAGTTGCAAAGGGCACAATTGACACAATGTTACGATGCTCACCCATCTTGAATTGATCAACGGTGAACATGGTAACAGGGTCGCCAAAGGGCGCAATGCCGAGCTTGGTGTAAAGAAAGCTACAGATCGCGGTGACACCAGTGATGTCACGCAGGATCTGCATCAGATTCGCCCAGAAACCACGAGGTCGGGAGCACACATACATGGTGTCCTGGTTGTAGTTCCAGATGCGATGGCGCACATCCTTCCCGCCAGCAACACGGTAGTGAACGGAGTCGTCAGTGATAGTGAAGTAACCATCCTTCACCTCCCCGGACACAGTACTTGGCTGGAAGGTGTACATTAATATCGGAACACCCAAACCAATCAACTCATGCATGTCCACGTAGTAGTCAACATCAGTCATCACAATGATGTGACGGTCGGTGATGTCGTCACGACGGTAGTCCTGGCGGAAATCTGCCAGACTATAGAACTGACGTGACCCGTGGTATCCAACCTCACGGGGTGATGGTGAAATGACATATGGCTCGTAGCCACATTTCTCCACCACACCGAGCATGGTCTCAGTGGCGCTGTTGCGCTCAGTAGCAGCTTCCTGGTGGGAATGGCCTTTGCGCACCGAGATGTGCACCAGTTCCATTTCCCGCTGGATCTGAGTCCGGATCATGGCCGCATCACGGAGAATTTGTTTCTTCTCAGCAATGACGCGTTGGCGATAATCCTCAACACGGTCCGCGAGCCATTTTGAGGTCAACAGGCGGTAGCCTGTATACACACAAAATGCTGCTCCAGACATGCGTGCGAGTGCAAACTCAAAGCGACGCATGGCGTAGACTTGTCGTTGTCTAAGCTAAACGGTAACCTTGCGTAAGTGATTACTCAAC